ACCTTTTCCATTTATGAAATCCTGCCGCAGATCATCTCGCTGTGGGGACTGAATGTGGAGACGGAGGTCGAGTCTAAAAAAAACCTTATGAAACTGAACGCGAAATGACGACGCCACTGTTCCTGCTCCGCTGTGTGCAGATCGGGCTTTCTATTTCCGAGCTCGACCTGCTCACTATCGGTACGGTCAATGACATGTACTCAGAAATGAGTAATGACAGCTACGACTGGCCCGCAAAAGCGACGCAGGAACAGATGGATCAATTTTAACCAAGGGAAGGAGGTCATCGCATGGCTGACAGAATCAAAGGAATCACAGTGGAAATCGGCGGCGATACGACCGGTCTTTCCAAAGCCCTCTCCGGTGTCAACAAGGAGATCCGAAACACACAGTCGCAGCTTACGGACGTCAACCGCCTGTTAAAGCTCGACCCTACCAATTCCGAGCTGCTCTCGCAAAAACAGAAACTCCTGTCACAGGCAGTCGGCGAGACAAAAGAGAAACTCACGCAGTTAAAATCCGTGCAGGATCAGATGGACGCGGGCCTGAAAAACGGCTCCGTCACACAGGAACAGTACGACGCATGGCAGCGTGAGATCATCGCCACCGAGCAGGAACTTAAAGGTCTGGAGCAGCAATGCAAGAAAACCGATACCAGTGTCTCCGCCACCCTGAAACAGGCTGGCAGCAAGATGCAGGAGGTCGGCGGCAAAATATCTGAGGTCGGCGAAGGACTGACCACACACGTGACGGCTCCGATTGTGGCGGTCGGTGCAGCTTCTTTGGCTGCTTTCAATGAGGTAGATTCCGGTCTTGATATCGTCGAGCAGAAAACCGGTGCGACCGGGCAGGCCTTGGAAGACATGAACCAGACCGTCAAAGACCTTGCGACGGAAATCCCGACCGACTTTGAGACTGCCGGTGCCGCTGTCGGCGAAGTCAACACACGTTTTGGCTTGACCGGACAGGCGCTGGACGATCTCTCCGGGAAATTCATCAAGTTTGCGGATCTGAACAATACGGACGTTTCCACCTCTGTGGATAATGTCTCCGGCGTTCTGAATGCCTTCGGGCAGGATGCTTCGGATGCAGGCGACCTGCTGGATGCCATGAACGCGACCGGACAGGCAACCGGCATCGACATGGATACGCTGGCTTCCGCTCTGCAGACAAACGCGGTGCAGCTTAAAGAGCTGGGGCTGAATTCACAGCAGGCCGCAGGCTTCATGGGCATGGTCGAGATGTCCGGTCTTGATACCTCGGCAGCCATGATGGGCTTAAAGACCGCCATGAAGAACGCGACGAAAGACGGCAAGACGCTGGATCAGGCGATTGCCGGTTTCTCCGCTACCATGAAGGGCAACGGCTCTGAAACAGAGAAGCTGCAGGCTGCCTATGACCTTTTCGGAAGTAAGGCAGGCGCGGCAATCTACAATGCCTGCGCAACGGGAAAACTGAACCTTGACAATCTGTCCGGCTCCCTCGGCAACTTCTCCGGGAGCGTTGAGAATACCTTCAATGAAACACTCGACCCGATTGACCAGTTCAAGATGACCATGAACTCCCTGAAGGAAACCGGAGCCGACATCGGAAACAGCCTCGCTTCCGTTCTTGCGCCGGTGCTGAAGGACATCTCCAATGCCCTGAAATCATTCTCGCAGATCTGGAGCGGCATCCCGGAACCGGTACAGCAGGTCATCATCAAGGTCGCGCTGATTGCAGCTGCAATCGGGCCGCTTCTGGTGGTCATCGGCAAGGTCATCTCGGCGGTCGGTACCATCACCTCCGTCATCGGTACCCTTACTCCGGTGTTCGGGGCCTTGAACGCGGTCATGCTGGCAAACCCGATCATCCTGATTATTGCGGCAATCGCTGCGCTGGTCGCGGCATTCATTTATCTTTGGAATAACTGCGACGGCTTCCGGCAGTTCTGGATCGACCTCTGGGAAGGCATCAAACAGACTGTCATTACCGTGTTCACGGCAATCAAGGATTTCTTTGTTGCCACATGGCAGGCAATCCAGACGGTATTTACGACCGTCGTCACAGCCATCGGCACCTTCCTTACGACCGCATGGAACACGATCAAGACCACGGTTGAAACTGTCATGACGGCCATCCAGACGGTAATTTCTACAATCTGGAACGGAATCAAGGCTTTCTTTGAAACCATCTTTACCGCGATCCAGCTCGTCGTGACGACCTACTTTGAAATTTATAAGACAATCATTACAACCGTTCTGACGGCGATCAGTGTCGTCGTCACTACCATCTGGAACGCCATAAAAGCAGTCATAACCACAGTGGTCAGCGCGATTCAGACCTTTATTACAACGGCATGGAATACCATCCAGACGGTTACCAGCACGGTTTTCAATGCAATCCGTACAGTTTTCACCACCGTTTGGAACGGCATCAAGAGTGTGGTCATGGGCGTGGTGAATGCCATGCAGACCGGCATCTCCACAGCCTTCAACGCAATCCACAACACGATCTCCGGAATTCTGAACGGCATTAAGGATGTGTTCAGCAGCGTGTTCAACGGCATCTGGAGCTTTGTATCCGGGATTGTAGATAAGCTCAAGGGCATCTTCAATTTCAATTGGGAGCTGCCGAAGATCAAGCTGCCGCACTTCTCCATTTCCGGCAGCTTCTCGCTCGACCCGCCGTCCATCCCGCATTTTTCTGTGGACTGGTATAAGAAGGCAATGGGAAACGGCATGATTCTGGATTCACCGACCATCTTCGGGATGAGCGGCAGCAGCCTGCTTGCCGGAGGCGAGGCCGGTGCGGAGGCCGTCGTCGGCGTTTCGTCCCTGCAGGCCATGATCCAGAATGCCGTAGCAAGCCAGACCGGCACGATGGTAAACGCGCTCTCTGCGGCCCTTGAAAATGTGGGCGGCGGAGGTGACATTACCATTCCAGTTTACCTTGGAGGCACGCTGCTGGATGAAACTATTATTACCGCCCAGCAGCGGATGGCGCTCCGGTCAGGAGGCAGATGATGGCATTTACACAATATTTAAATATCGATGGCACAGACATGCCGCTTCCTGTTTCCTATGATCTGGCGCTTTCCGATGTGGAGGCAGACAGCTCCGGGGAAACGGAAGCCGGTACGACTCAGCGCGACATCGTGCGATCCGGTGTTGCCCAGATATCCGTCTCCTTTCAGGTATCACCGGCGTGGCTCAAAAAGCTGTCCGCGATGCGTGGGAAGCCAAAGCTCGCAGTCAACTTTTTTAATACAGAGACAATGGTCAGGGAGACCAGAGAAATGTACATCGACGGTTTCAAAACTTCCCTTGCACACGACACCAGCAGAAAAGGACTCTGGAAGGTCAGCTTTGAATTGAAGGAATATTGATGAGAAAGGAGCGGCGTTATGTATCCCGTATCTGATTTATACAAGACAGCAATACAAGAAAACGCCCGCTCCTTTACATGGTCTGGGAACATTACAACGGCAGCCGGAAAAAACTATCCGTTTGTCAATAAGGACATTGTCAAGGGCTCCGGCTATATTACAAGACAGTGCTCCGGGACATCTGAAATAGAGCTCGGCTCCGTCTATTCTGCGGAACTTGGCATATCCCTTTTCTCAGACGTTGACCGTTACTCATTAGAGGACGCACAGATTGCATTGGATTTCCACATGGCACTTCCGGATGGGAGTGTCGAGGATATCCCGATGGGAATCTTTTATGTGGCGGAGGCAAACCGGAAAATACGGACGCTGGAACTCAAGGCCTATGATGGAATGCTGCGCTTTGAAAAAGCCTATAAAAAAGAACAGTCCAGCGGTTATCCATATGATTTTCTAAACATCATGTGTAACGACTGCAAGGTCAGCCTTGCACAGACGCAAGCAGAAATTGAAGTTCTGCCAAATGGCACTGAACTTCTCGGCGTCTATCCGGACAATGATATCGAAACCTGGCGGGATTTCCTTCATTATCTTTCTCAGGCGCTTGGCTGCTTTGCCTTCATTAACCGGGATGGAAAGCTGCAGCTTGTAAAATACGGTGAAAGCCCGGTCTGTAGCGTAAACAGCACACACCGGTATTCTTCCAGCTTTTCTGATTTCGTCACCAGATATACGGCTATTAGTTCAACAAACCGGCGCACGAATACGGCAGAATACTATGCGCTTGATCCGGATGACGGGCTGACGATGAACCTTGCGGTTAATCCTTTGCTCCAATTCGGCCTTGATGAAACCAGAACCCGCATCCTTAAAAATATCCTGAATGCCATTTCCGTAATCAATTATGTGCCATTCGATTCTGAAACCATCGGAGATCCGGCACTCGACCCAGGTGATGTGCTCACCTTTACCGGAGGCCAGGCAGATGCTACAAAGATTGCAGCAATCACATCCATTACAGTCAAGGTCAACGGAAAGTGCTCTCTCAAATGTGTCGGCAAAAATCCACGCCTTTCAGAAGCCAAGAGTAAGAACGATAAGGATATCTCCGGGCTGACCAATTCTGTTGAGGCCACAAAGATGGCGACCTATTCCTATGTGAATGCGATGGCGTATACGCTCGGCGCAGACAAGGTCGAGATTGTAAACATTGAATTCGCCACGCAGGAAGAAACCGACTGTGAATTCAAAGCAGCCGTTCTCCTGCAAGTTACTGCAGCTTCTTTGAAACGCGCGGTCACGGCGACCGGAACAGGCACGACCATCCTACCCGAGGATACAAAGGATGCAGACGGTAATACCAAAACCGAAAACAAGGAATTGGCTACCACGGTCACCGTCCCTGTTTCCTGGGAGGAAGATGGTCAATCGGTTGTTACGGTTACCTATGTGGTGGATGGGCATGAAGTAGAAGAATTCCATCCGATGGAAACCTGGCACAGCGGCGACCACATCCTGAACCTGTTTTACCCGCTTCTCGACATGCAGGAAAAAACGCTGCATACCTTTGAAGTCTGGATTTCGGTTGCACCCGGATCTGCGGTCATACAGGCACAGGGCATTATTGCTTCCATTACCGGTCAGGGCTTAGGCGCGCAGGACAGATGGAACGGGCGCATTGAAGTAAGCGATGAATACCTCCCGATTGTTTTTGCCGGGATGCAGACGCTTCCTCTTGCTGCAGTTCTTGAAATGGCCCTTTTGACACCGGAGCCTGCAGGCATCACAGAGAGTATTTCAAAGTTTGCTTTTACCGGTATGCCGCTACTTGAGATTGCTGATCAGCTGAGAATCTTTGCACCGATTGTTCATGACGTAATTGATGTCAGTGATAAGCAAAAGATGCGCTACAGCAAAGTTTATGTGACCGACGATACGCAGTTCACGCTCCGGCAGGCATACACCATCTCCGGAGGAACTGAACGTGCTCTTAACCGTGGCCGCATGGACTCGCTTACGATTTCTACCGCCGACTTTGATACGCTGACGGGCATCACGATTGAGCCGTTTAAGACAGATCCGTTTATTGACGGCAATATGCAGCCTGCGAAGAAGCTAACCGGTACGGCATACACCATGCTTACAGACGGCAAGGTCATCCTAAAGACCAGCTACAAAGAAACGATAACAGGTGAAAGCCGCGAAATAGACCGCGGCAGTCTTGCAGCCTATCCGCTTGACTTTACGGCATTTGAATCGGTATCAGAATTGGAGGTACAAAATGGCTGATTACTTTTCTATTAAAGAGCTTCTGGCCACAACAGAAAATATGGCCATCATCCGCGACAACTCTGGCAACGATGATGGCACCGATACCCTGACTGGTGTCAGCTGGTTTATCTACAATTCTGTTGCTGCAGAAAACATCTATGTAAATGGCAACTCGTGGATGGGCATTGGCAGCAATACCGAACAGGTCAAAGTCTGCAGGCGTGACGCAAAGGTATGGACAATCCGACGTGAGGAAGGAACGATCTATAACCACTATAAATTTCTGCGCATCCGCTGGGAGGGCTATGCCAACTACAGCGTGACCACAGAGGATGTAAGGCTTGTCTGGGATCTGCTGCTTCTTGATACCGGGGACATTGTCCTGCATTTTGAAACGCTGCCGACGAATACTGCTTACCTTGGCGAATCCGCTCTGGTTACCACATCAGGTTCAATCTCCTTTACGCCAGCAGCCGGGTCGAATCTCTCATTTTTGCATCAGGACGCAACCGGGACAGCCTTCGTTCAGTCAAACGACCTTCCAGTGCTGCTTGACCCATATAACCGCAGGTACCTCATCACGGATGCCACAAAAGCCTTATACACGGTTTCAAATGGAGCGCTTTCCAAACTGACGGATACCGATCTGACCGCAGAGATATTCGAGACAAATGGCGTACAGGAAATCCCGGATGGTGCTTTGCTTCTTTCCCTGAAAGACCCGACCATCCTTTACTGGCATGATTCCAATAACCGGTTCCCGCCCTTTCAGGCAAGTTACACCGGAATCCCGAAGCCGCAGGTCATCTACTCGGAAAACATCGACATGTCCGATGCTTCTATTCTTGGCATTGAAAAGGTAACCGCCGACTGCGATGACGCCACACTCCTTGCCGTATCATTTGATGCTGGGAAAGCTTGGTGGACATATACCGGAACGGAATGGGCGCAGCTTTCTGAGGAGAAATCCGGCATGTCCAAGGCCGCGCTGGAAGCCATCTCAACCGATGCATGGTCGGAAAAGGCCATCACCGGGCAGCTTATGTACCGCTTTGTGATCAGCGGAGAAGCGGGCTTTGTGAAGGCGATCACAACCGACTATCTGAACAGGGAGGAATAAACATGCTCAAGGGAAAAAGCACAATAGAACTGACAGACGTCCACACGGGCAAAAAAGAAATATACCGGGATGAGAACCTTGTAACAGAGGCAATCGCGGACATCTTAAATACCAATATCCAGGGAGCCATGTTTAACAATCCCTACTTCGACGGTAAATATGGCGAGGACTGGATGCTGCCAATCTACAGCAGGCTGACGGGCGGACTCCTGCTATATCAGAATCCGGTTGAGGAAGATCCTGCAAATATCTATGCACCGCTCGACAATCCGCTCATAGGATACGCGTCCAATGACGCGAACAATACGGAGGACATCCGGCGCGGCAGCAGAAACCTTACAGAAAGCAAAACTGTGGATGGCGGTTTCAAATATGTCTGGGACTTTGCGACCTCGCAGGCGAACGGGACAATATCCTGTATTTCCCTCACGAATGTACTGGCTGGCAAAGGAACGCAGTATGACAGCAATTACTTTGTGCGTTTAAAAAGCGATAACGTCATTTCAAACATACCAGGAAACCAGAGCAATTATCAGGAGAACCACCGGACATATATCAAAGACGGTTATCGTCTGGAGATGATCCCTGTTTATAATTCAACCTCGGTTACCCTGAGAAAGGTACCGGAGGATTATCTCCATGCCAGACTTATGCAGCGGCCATACAGCTTAGTTGCTACGGATGCAGTGGAAGAAAAAACAATCGAGCTGAACCACTATCCATACTGGTATGCCTATAGCGGCGGGAACAAGGACGGGACGATTGCTCCCTATAACAATTCCAGCGATGCTTTTCCATATCTGTTCCATGCCGCAGATGGCAACTGGTATGGAATCAGCCGGAGGGACAATCAGAAATACAGCTATTCCTCCGGCAGCACGGATTATTACAATCACGAAAGCTACGAATGGTTTCTCGATACCGTAAGCGCAGAAAAGGCAACCACGCAAAAAATCATCCTGCCTGCAAATACTTCAGAAATCAGTCATATCGGTATGAGTGGGAAGTGGCTTATGTTTGCTATTGGAAATACAGTCTATCGGATTGACACAACCAGCGTGGCCAATATCGAGGTCGTGCCCAATGCATCCTACAACAGCTCAAGCCTGCATACCTTCCTCATTGACGATGATGTCGTGATTAACGATTGGTATTACTTAAACGGCGAACCGAAGCTGCATGTCCGCAATCTCCAGTCAAACGATTATGCAAGATGGGGCAGAAAATCTATGGCAAGATATAAGGCCTTCGCCTATCAGGAATACTACTGCTCCTATGGCAACTATTACTTCTACAAGGATCTGTATCTGTATACGCCATATCTTGCGACCATCAACAATCTGGCGACTCCGGTCATCAAGACGGCGGACAAGACGATGAAAATCACCTATACGCTGACGGAAACGCAGTCGTAAACAACAATCTATATGCACTGGGCGACTTCCTGCGGGAGGCCGCCTTTTTCATGCAAAAAATCAAAGGAGGAATTTCTCATGAAAGAATTCTGGAACACGTTACAACTTGTTTTTGCCGCTGTCGGCGGCTGGCTTGGCTACTTTCTTGGCGGCTGCGACGGCCTGCTCTATCGCGCTGCTGATCTTTGTCATCTGCGACTACATCACCGGTGTCATGGGCGCATCAGCGACAAAAAGCTCTCCTCGGCGGTCGGCTTTCGCGGCATCTGCCGCAAGGTGCTGATCTTCATTCTGGTCGGCATCGCAAACGTCATCGACATCAATGTGCTCGGACAGGTCGGTGTCCTGCGGACGGCAGTCATCTTCTTCTACATCTCGAATGAAGGTCTGTCCCTGATTGAAAATGCTGCCCACCTTGGACTTCCGATTCCGGGAAAGCTGAAGGAAGTACTGGAGCAGCTGCATAACCGTGATGAAAAAGACACGGATAAGGAGGAAAAATAACATGGCTACAAAAGGAATTGACGTATCGGTATGGCAGGGCGCGATTGATTTTAACGCTGTCAGGAACAGCGGAGTGGATTTCGTGATCATCCGCGCAGGCTACGGTACAAGCTCAAAAGACAAGTACTTTGAAGAAAACTACAGGAAAGCAAAAGCTGCCGGGCTTCACGTCGGCGCTTACTGGTACAGCTATGCAGACAGCTTTTCCGAGGCCGCGCAGGAAGCTGAAATGTTCCTGTCTGTCCTTGCCGGGAAGCAGTTTGACTATCCTGTTTTCCTCGACATGGAGGAAAAGAAGCAGATCGAAGCCGGGACGGATTTCTGCTCCGGTCTGATCAAGACTTTCTGCGACAGGCTGGAGGCTGCCGGATACTTTGCCGGTTTTTATACTTCGGCATCCTTCGCGGGATCTGTTGTGACGGACGCTGTCCGCAAACGCTACTGTTACTGGTGCGCCCAGTGGGCCGATGCCTGCAGCTATGAAGACTCCTGCGGAATCTGGCAGCACAGCTCCAATGGCTCCGTTCCCGGCATCAATGGCCGCGTGGATATGGACTGGTCGTATCAGGACTTCCCGACAGTCATCATTGGCAAAGGATTTAATGGGTATCCTCGGACAGGAAACGAAACTCCTGTGCCAGCAGTAACTATCCCTGTATCTTCCCAGCGCGACCGTGTCCTTGCGCAGGCCAGAGCCTGGATTGGAAGGAATGAATCTGACGGCAGCCATAGAGAAATCATTGATGTCTACAATAACCATAAGCATCTCGCCAGAGGCTATGCAGTCCAATACACGGATGCCTGGTGTGCCACCTTTGTTTCTGCTGTTTCTATTCAATGCGGAACAACTTCTATCATCCCGACTGAATGCGGATGCGGGCAAATGCTTATCCTGTTTATGGTGCTCGGAGAATGGGTCGAGGATGACAACTACGTCCCAGCTCCCGGAGATGTAATCTTTTATGACTGGCAGGACTCCGGGTGTGGCGATAATGAAGGATGGCCGGATCATGTCGGTATCGTGGAAAGTGTATCCAGCAGTGATATCACCGTTATCGAAGGCAATAAAAACGATGCGGTCGGCAGGCGTACTCTGCAGGTCGGTGGCAAGTACATCCGAGGCTACGGCGTTCCAAAGTATGCCATAGATTCAAGCGAGACGCCTGTATCTTCAAAAACCGTTGATGAGCTGGCGCAGGAAGTGCTCGCCGGGAACTGGGGCAACGGCGAAGAACGTAAGAATCGTCTTTCTGCTGCCGGTTATGATTATGATTCCGTGCAGACCAAGGTGAACGAGCTGTGCGGCGTCCATAATGAACCTCATCCTGTTTATTACACCGTAAAGTCAGGCGATACGCTCTCTGCCATCGCCCACCAGTACGGTACAACGGTTTCTGCTATCCAGTCCATGAACAGCTCACTGATTCAAAATGTTAATCTGATTCTGGTCGGCTGGAAGATCAGAGTGAAATAACCATATATCCAGTTTTTCACCTGCGAGTGTTCCTTTTTGGAATGCCCGCAGGCTTTTTTTTATTTTCTTCCGCTCAAATCGCTCGTTCATCTCCAGTGGGAAATTGGAGGTGGATAAGTT